TCCACCAAGTGTAAACACCGGATCATCCACCGTGACGGTGGTAGCGTTTACTGTGGTAGTAGTGCCGTTGATTGTGAGATTACCGCTGATCGTTAGATTTCCACCCACCGTAACATTGTCTGGCAGACCAACCGTAATGGTTGTACCGCTTACAGAAGTTTCAATTTCGTTGGCAGTACCTGTGACAGTAATGGTGCCGCTTGTGGTGATTGCAGTTCCGTTACCGTTGCCTGCTGCGGGAGTGATACTGGTTACCGTGCCACCTGCATCAGTTGCTGTGATGGTGAGAGTATCTGTGTTGGCGTTTGTGGTGATGACGATACCTGCACCACCTGTGATGGTCAGCGTATCAGTAGAAGAGTCTGCAACAATGCTAGACTGTCCTTCAACTGCAATGGTCTTGAAAATAGCAAGATTATCAACAGCATCGGTGTAGTATTTACCGCCAATGGCAACTGCTGCGGGGTCGCCAGACGAGTTTTGGATACCAAGATATACTTTATTACTTGCACCGTTATTTGTGCTATCCATTGTGGTTGCAAGTTCACCGATGACAATATCGGTGCCTGCTACTGGCGCAGATGTGCCGGTGCTTCTTTTGATTTTGATTGTGCTATCAGGCATCTGTTTTCCTTATGGTTAGAACCAAACCACACGGGATTCGGGCGTTTGTTGCCGTATTGTAATCCTATTTATGGTTCTAACAATTACAAGTGAAGTTCTGGCTTGTGTTATTCTTACCCGATATCTCATCGTATCGCTCCTGGCTCCACGATGAATCTTCCTCGTAGCAATTTCAGCGGATTTGACGGTGCAATCAACTGAATCTCGTAAAAGTATTTGCCAGATGGAACTGCTGCCATGGTATCTGAATCAACTTCCAACAGGATATTGCCTGTGATTCCGTCATGGGTCAGCGTAAACTCTCCTGCAAATCCCGTGACTCCCAACACAGAAGCAGCATCATTTTCTACCTCAAGCACCACATCGGTGCTTGTTTCTTCTGTGGATCGTCTTACCTGCATATGGCCATGAGTATATCCTGATGCTCCTGTCAGATTCACTCCGTTTTCATTGGAGTCCTCATACAAAAACTCAATCTCTAACTTGGCACCTTGCTCGGCGTAGATGTCATAGATTGGAGTTGGCATTGATTACACCTTTGGTTTCTTTGGTGCCTTGGGGGCAGCAGGTTTTGCGCCAGGAATGGATGGTGCTTGTGGAACCACGGGAGGTGGAGCCTTGTCAACCTCAATGGGATCAAAGATGGCGTTGATCTGTTCAGGTCTAAGTGACGGGAATGCTGCACCAACGAGTGCCTTTGCTGCTTCTTTGGGCAATAGTCCCATTTTCGCATTAGTGACAATGACGAGCAGACTTTCTACTTGCGCTCCATTCAGAGCAGTATCTTGTACTGCGGCACCACCCGCGGCACCATTGGTAGGAGCAGTTGATTGTGTGACCTGTGGAGCATTTGGATCGTTAGGATCAGCACTCATAGACGGATCTTTGTCTGATCCAATAGCGTCTAGACCCGTATCCACATCTTTGGTGACATCGTTGGGACTTTGATCGTATCCCATACCATATGCTTTTGCACCACCAAGCGCCCTGATGAGATCGGGCCGAGGTTCTGGCTTGATACCCAAAACCTTTTCTGCTTCAATCTCTTTATCCATGGCAGCGATCTCAGATGGATTCTGTTGCAGAATGTTTCTACGAATGTATCCAAGCGAGTAATACTTGCCAATATACTTGTCAATGGTTTCAAGTGCATCAATGCGAGTCTTGATTTGAGCAGTATCACGCTCACCACCAATAATGCCATCTTTCTTTTCATTGGTCACTTGTGTATCCAGTTCTGCAACCATCTCTTCAGGTTGCATGAGAATATGCTTACGAACCCATGCAGTAGAGAAGTATCGTCCCACATAGTTGTCTACTGAGGTTAACAAATCCAGTCTGCTTTTCATAATCTCTGCATTCTTCAACTCGGTGAAGTGAGAGTCTCGCAGATAGTCCAAGTGAATTCTGAACTCAATATCAGGCCATTCTTCTGGGCGAATGATTTTCTTGAGCATGAGTTGTCTACGCAGAATCTGCAAGAACAGTCCGTTGAACTTGCTGCGTAGTTTGCTGACAAACTTGGAAAACTTGAGTTCATCGCGGGTGATTTCACTAGATCGACCAAGATTGAATCCATTATTGCTTTCTAAGCGAGAAATAGGAACATTCAGCGAACGATACAGTTTCTTCTTGAAGTATTCCACATCTTGCATCTCGCTGAGATTTTGACCACCTGGCAGTGTTTGAATCTCGGTGCCTTTTCCGCCTTCACGGCGAGGCAACCAGTAGTCTTCAAGCATACTCATGTGACGCTTCTCATCTCTGAGTTCGCCTGTTGTAGCATCGTAAACCAGTTTGTTACGATACTTGTTCATCAGACTTCTCATGTACTCTTCTGCCTTCATTTTGGGCAGAGAACCAATGTCGATATAGAAAATGCGGCGCTCAGGTGCGCGAGAGATGCGATAGATCACTACAGCATCTTCGATCATACGCAACTGATTCAGCGGTTTGATTGCCTTGTGCAGATAACTGGTAATGAGTTTTTTCTGCGGATCAAATAGTCCTGAGTTGATGTAGCAGATAGACTCGGGACTGATCTTGACTGCTTGACCAGTTCCCATGCCTGGTTTAGTTTCAGGAGTAAACAGGAAGTACTCAACCACATCTCCTATCAAGTCGATATTTGTGCCTGGTTGCTTCTCTTTCTTGACTTCTTGCACCTTACGAATGTTGATGGGATCAACGAAACGCAATTCTTGAATCCCTTTGGCTTGCTGTGCAGGATCAACAATCATGTGGAAATAGATGCGGCCATCCACATACCACTTACGGAAGATTTCATATCCGCGATTGTTGAAGTCGAGCATTCTGAGGATCTTGTCGAACTCCTCACGAATAGCATCTTTCACCTTATCAGGCATTTCAACATCATCAAGAATCAAACGAACGGTTGGGGTTCCTTCTTCGGTTACGATTGCTTCATTAATGATATCATCCACGGCGCTTTCAATTTCGCCGTGGTTAATCATGCTTCGGTATTGGGTGATTTGTGCGTTTTCATCTCTGATCTGGCCATCAAGGTCAAGAGTGGACGCATAAAACCCTGACGGTGCAATCTCTACAGATGCGGTTCCGTCATCGGCATTGGGGGCGACAACAGATTTTAGTCTATTGTCGCCCCCGCTCGATTCTTCACCGTTATCTTTGCGCCGTCTTCCAAGTGGAAAGCCAAACAGATCGCTCAAAGCCATAGTAAAATCTCCTCACTCATATGTAGACTTCTTTTAGGAAGTCGTGATCTGACTTGCCTCGCCGTCGCGGCCGCTTGGGTTCTGTGGCTGAACAACCGTCCACCACGAGTATGCCCATTGAATCTCAAACTCTTCAATAGCATCATTGCTATCTGCTGCGAGTTCGATTGCGGCAACGCTTGAAGGCCAGGCGTGCTTGAACTTGTAAGTACGCAACCCCTTGCCATCGACATGGTGCAGTTGTGTCACCGTGATGTCGGTGCTGTATCTGCTGATGTCGGTTTCTCCAATGTTACCTTCGTGTGAGTGGATGGCATTCTGCCACGATTCCATTGCACGACGAATCTTGAAGTCGGTATCATTGATAACTGTGGTGTTCCATGTTTCTTCAAACTGACGAACCCCTGCCACATAGACGCTACGACCACGATACGGAACTGCAATGCGAGTTACCTCTGAAGCAGGCAATGATGCCGACTTGCACAGGTAACTCATCTTGGTTAGTTCCTGAGTACCACCAATCTTTGGCGCACTACCGCAGAACACCTCAAAGATGTTTGGGCGAGCGCCTCCGCCTCTTAGGTTTGCTGCAAAATCTGTTACTCTAATCGCCATTTTAGTCTCCTTTAGTTACCTTGAATGGTTCAGAAACCACCCGCTACTTCTGAGAAGTCTACACCTGTGCGTGTAGCAACGAAGTTCAGAGTGATGAAGTTGATCGAACGAGCAGGCTTGATGTAGATGTCTGCTACGAAGCGGTTGCTGTCGATTACCTCGGGCGTATTGTTGGTTGCATCGCAAACAACCTTGAAGTCTGTTAGACCTCTACGACCTTGAACATCGCGCAGGAACGGTTCAACGAGTGACACGAACGAAGCGCGTGTGAACTCGTCGTTGAACTCGAACAGTTGGAACTTCGATGCTGTAGCGATTGCCTTCTCTAGCACAATGAACAGGCGCCGCACATTGATACGGTCGAATGCACTTGGCTTGGCAAGACCAGTTTTGTCTCCGAAGAGAACCGTGCCTTGGCCAGGGAAGGATACCACAGGATTAATTCCTGCTTGGTACAGTTCGTCACGCTGAGTCTTGTTGGGATTGAAAGCCAACCTGACCACACGCTTGATCTGACCACGGTTGTATCCTGCTGGCGAATACCACGGATCGCGGTCAGAATCTGTGCGAGCGCATAGACCTGCGGTGTCACCGTTCAGCGGAACCCAACGGTACTTGTCGTTGTATGGATCGTACTGATATTTCCATCCGCTGTCGATTACTGCATATGAACTGGAAACATTGAAAGTATCGTTGCGCCAGTCAACCAACGCAGAGGTTACTTCTGCTGCGTTTGGTTCATCAAAGATACCTGTATATGGTGCAGTTACAAATGCTACGCAGTCTTTGCGCTCCTCTGCGATCTGTTGAATGAGATCTTGGGAAAGTGTGGTGTGAACTGCGTCGGCGCCTGGACCATCAGGAGCGCCAAGCAGAATCAGAGAAACATCAACCTGTTCTGCGTCCATGAACAGTCCATATCCACGACTACCATCCGAGTTGAAGAAATCACCTCCTGCGGGAGCAGAACCATCAGAACCACCTGTTAGACGATGCCCGTCAGTTGGTGTAGCACCTGCAATGGTTGCAGGAGTCTTGGTTGTGAGTGCAAGATCATCGGCAACAGTTACTCCGCTGATGGCAAACTCGTTACCCATCCAAATGTACTCAGAACTGTTGTTGATTACGGTGCGGATATAGTTGCTTGATCCGTCTGGCTTCTTTGCAGCAGCGAACAGCGATACACCTTCGTACTTCTCAAGCACGGTGTTTTTAATACCCGAGATTTCACCTGTGCGATCAATGACGCACAGGTTGATTTCATCACCGTACACATTACGCTCATGCGCCCAAGCGGAACCACCTGTTAGTTGATCTCCCCCCAATCCGCTCACCGAGTTTGGAGCGCGATCAAAGATCTGTGAGAACTGTAGTTCAGTTTCTTCTTCGATATCAGTACCGCCGGTGGTGTGATCGCTAGCCAGACTGTATGCATACACCGAGATTGCATTACCGAGTGCGCCGGGATACTTGGCAAGGAAACCAAATGCTTGTGCGCTGTCGTCCCAAGCCTGTTCGTTTGGAATGTATCCTGTGACTGCGCCTGATCCTGATGCACCTGCATTCAGAGCAGTGCTTTCATCCACTACACGCACAACTTTCAGATTGTTGCCGTACGAGAGGAAGTTTGCAGCAGCAAACCATCCCGAAGCATTGTCATCGTTTGGCTTGCCGTACACCGACACGAGTTCGTTTTCGCTTGAGATGGTCACGATCTCATCAACTGGACCCCAAACAAATTGACCTGCATATGCACCTGAAGAAGTAGCAACAGCAGGAATAATGTTTGTGAAGTCAAATTCTTTGATTTCTACGCCTGGACTAAGTTGGAATCCCATGTGTATCTCCTTTGGTCAAACGGAAGTTCCGAATGGTTCTGTGCTTGTATTTATGCCTAGTCTCACTTTCAGAACAGGCATTCACCACATGGTATTGTCATCGTCAGCCACTAAGCCGTCATCAATCATTCCGAAAGGGGTCAGGTCTTCTTCAATCCTTTTGATCTGCTCTTCGTAGATCAGTCTACGGATATCTAGGTTTGTGAAATCTTTGAAGTATGGCTGAGAAGTCATCCATGCAAACAGCACTAGCGTCATTACCAAGTCATCGTGATAGCCGGGTTCTGCTTCAAATGTGTCGCCTTTGGACACAAATGTGGCGAGTTCGCTGATGATATCAAAGTCTTCCACCAACAGTTTGTCCTCTTCGATCAGAGATTTCAGAACCGAGCATCCTACCTTTTTCACGGGATGGGTGGTTTTCACCCCCAACTGGCGTTTGCCAACTCCGAAGTTGGATAGCACCTGACCACCGCGGCCTCTTACTGTGGTGTTCAGCAGATTCTCGCACTCCAAATCTTCATGTAAGATTGTGGCAACCTGTTCTCCAATATCGTTCAGTTCCACCAGTACGCTGGCATTGTTGTAGTCTTTGGCAATCTTGTCGATCATGGTGGGCAGAATCAGATGCGACATGGAGTTATTACGGAACTTTGCAACCAAGCGATACGGATTCTGAGACACATCCACCACCGTAATGGCATGATAGTCTGATCCTCCTCCGCGAGAGGTGTCTACCACTACCGTATAGATGTGATCAGGTTTTGCACCTTCGTAGACATCCATGCCGTCTAGAGTTTTCTGTATGGGTCGGCGCCAAGGCATCGTTTTCAGTTTCTTGACATCAATCAGAGTATGAAGTGATCCCACAAACTCGCATTCAAACTCCACACGGAACTGGTCTTCACTGGTGTTTGCAATGGTCTGCGCTTTCCATTTGTCATCTCTTCCCGGCACATCACTCCAATGAATTTCAACAGGCACATATGCATTGGTCTTTTCTTTGGCGCCGATCCATAACCGATAGAACAGATTCAATCCTTTGGGAGTGGATACAATCAACACCTTTGATGTTTGACCACTGGCGATGGTGGGATACACAGACGAGAAGAAATCTTCTGCCAGTTCATGTGGCACATATGCAAACTCGTCAAGAATAATCAAGTTGAACGATCCACCACGAATAGCAGACGAAGAGGTGGCAGACGCAAGAATCTTGGAACCATTTTCCAGTTCAAGGGAGCCTTTGTTCCAACTCACGATGCCCTGTTGTAACCATTTGGGTAAATACTCGTATGCTGTTTTGAGTCTACCTAACAGTTCCCGTGCAGTCTGTAGTTTGTTTGCAAGCAGCGCCACATTGGTTGTGGGATTGAACAGAACATACCACAAAGCATATGCCAATACAGTGGTGGACTTGCCGCTCTGGCGCGGATACTTGCAAATCACAAATCTATTGGTGTGTACTGTTCGTAACAGGTCTTGCTGAAACTGCCAAGGTTCAAATGGTTGCAATCCCTTGTCTAGTGTCACTATACGAACATACTTGGTGATAAAGTGCAACGGATCTTCGCTGCACTTCATGTATTCTGCAACTTGCTCAGGAGTGAATGAAACAGCGGTGTTCGCCGCCTTTAGATTGGGATTACCAAGATATGTGTCTTCCTGTCGCAGAGTCATGCTTTACTCACTTTGCTCTTCAAGTCGCTTGCGCTGTTCTTCCTTCTGTAGTTTCAGGTATTCTTGTAGGTCTTTGGTGCTGCCCAAATAGATGGCATTGTTTGTGATGCTTTGTGCGGTTTGCTTTTCGTGTGCTGTCACATGACGAATATCTTTTACTCGCTTATGCAGATCAATGAGACTGCTGTTTGCATCTGCAATTTGACGCATGATGATGGCAGCAACTTCGTATGCTCGGGGAGATTCTCCCTCACTAGCCACTTGCATGATGCCGTCGAGCGCAGACTTGCCTACATCAATGAGTTCTTTCAGGTTCTTGCGAACTTCGCTGTAGTCATTTGCTGCGTGTGGATCTTCTTGCGCCAGAGGATGTACAGGTTCGGGAACGCGAACTGCTATCGCCTTTACTGGTTTTTCAGTCGGGGCAATGTCATTCTCAATCCCTAGCACAGATGCTAGTTTATCATCTACACCTTTGGTTGGTTCCATGTTTACGCTCCTGCATTCCAATAGGGATCAATGTCTTCAAACAGTTCGATGTCTTGCCACACATCGTATGCAGTACCTGTTACTGAGAGAGGTGCATCTGGTCCTGTGGTTCCTTCTACAACTGCTCGATCCCATACTCTCACAAAGTCTCGTGTCAACGCTCTTGTCTTTCCGAGGTCTGCAAGTTCGTGAACAGCAGTTTGCGTTTCTAGTACAAACTTTGCATCGCGTAGAGGACCAATGATGTATCCCTTCACATCGAATGACATGGTGTACATCATACTTTTGACAGAATCAAAGTTTCCTTCGTAGTCATCTTCCCAACCAACCGAGGTGAGCGTGATTGGAAGATCTATCTTCTTGTCGATGTCTGTGAAGTTGATGCTGACTGTATACGATGGAGTGAAATACGGAAGAATCTGCTCGACTATTCTGAGTCCGTTGTCCATTGTATCTGGCATGATGTACAACTCAAAGGTAAATGTATACGGTACTTCTGCAAACCGATACACTTTTTGCTTGTCTGCGGTTGAGGCACTTGTATCAAGTACCTTTTTGGTCATGGTTGTTCGCTTGCGACCACTATCGTATTCCCAATTGGTCAAATTGAATCCAAGTCGAGGCAGAGTTATGTTGAAATTCTGTCCGCTTTCCATTCTACTTTCTGATATACGACGAAGCCATTTCTGCTTGGGTGAGTATGTGAGAGGAATACGCGCCGGAGGACCATTCGTTGGATCGCTGATATAGATGTTGTTGAACAGAGAACCAAACGCAACAACTGTTTTGCGAACGCATTGATGATAGAATGGATTATTGCCGTTAAACATCAAATGTCCTCACTAAATGGATTGTTTTCAGTAAAGTCTACAATGCGATCTAGTTGAATCTCAAAGTCTGCATTCTGATTTACTGTGCTAGTGGTTGGCCCAACTGAGATGTCTGTTACTGCTTGTGCAGAGTAAGACCAAGACGCTCCTGAGTCTGCACCAACGATAGGAGTTGCACTGGCAGTAAATACTCCAACTACGCGCTCCAATTGCAGCACAGCGAGTGTCATTCCTGATGGTGGAGTCCATTTTAGAACTCTGGCAGATGCAGTACCTTGAGTTACTGTTTCTCCAAGCGCATATGTTCCTGCTCCAGTTACCAAAGTTACATCCAAGGCAAACTCTGCATATCCTTGTTCGATTCCTGTTCCTGCTGCATCAACCTCAGTATTGTCTGTCTCGAATGTATCGCCAGCAAAAGTTGCAAGTTCGCAAGAGATATTGTACACATAGTTCTTACCAAACTGGTAGAACGGTTTCTCATGCTCCACAAACTTGATCTCAAAGATGCCTTTGGATAGAGGAAAGTATAGTAGATCGCCTTCTCTTGGTCGCTCTGCATTTGCTCCAGGACCATCTCCACCTGTGATTCCGCTGAACTCTTGTTTCCATCTTCGCTTGCTGACCACAAGTTTCATACTGTCGCGCACTTCTAGTCCAAACTTGGCGATGAAGTCTCCTTCTCCTTCAAATCCATCCACGCTTTCCACATACATCTCAATCGGTTTGCCAATCTTATACACAGATGGTAGTGTGTCTTCTCCAAATATCGTATCAATCTCAGGAGATTCGCGGAACAGATATACAACCTCATGTCCGTGCATTTTGATGGTTTCAACCACCAAATCTTCCACAAGATTTTGTTCGCTCCGTTCGTATTTGGAGAAGTACGGATTTAGTGCCATGTTATCCTACCAAGAAATCAGGAGGAAGTTCAAATGATGCTCGCATTTCGGATTCTAGTTTGTCTGCTTCTTCTTTCGCGGCATCGTAGATTGCTTTACCATCAAATGTAACTCCACCAGGCAACTGAATTCCGCTGTACTTGGATAGATTCTGTCCCCATTGCATCTTGACCAATGTCGTTGCATACTTCTTCAAGAAGTGATTGTCGTACACATCAGGATAGTCGGCAGGATTAACCTGTGAGTACACCTCAAATATCAGGTTAGTGCCAACAGGAAAATCAACATCCCACTCAGCATCAATAAACAGTTGGTTGGTGATACGATTCCATCTGATTTGCTTTTCTGGCTCAAGCATCTGCTGAATCAGAGACAGTCTTTGCTGAACTATCGTCCAGTTTGCAAGATCCATTGCAATCAAACTGTTAAAGTCTTGCAGACTGTACTGGTATCTGACACCAAACACATTGTCTGTGCTAGTCTGTGACTCCCCACCTATCGGATACAAGTTCACTATCGACAGGATATTGGGATTGGCAATGTTGATATACCCCTGATCCATGTCAGTTTGAGTGATGGTGTAGGGTAAGTAAATCTTTTCCACACCATCAAAGTGGTATTCA